TTAATCTCTTGAATGATCTTCCTTGACGATCAGCCACCCAATAGTATCCAAAATCGCCAAAGGCAACAGTTTTAGCAGCCGCTCCTAATGTAGGTACATAGGCTGAAGTTTTAACTGGTCTATTTAAAATAGTATCAGGAGTTCCAGCTGTCATTGATGGTTGCCAAATATACTGACCATTTCCATCTTTCAACTTTCTAATTGCTTTTACTGTGGCATCATTCATTACAAAGACAGCATTTTTTCTGTATGGAGATTTTAAGCTGTAGAACAAGTCCATAATCTCATCTAATGTTATGGCTGATGCTCCTGCAGCTGTAACCCCAACTAGTGCTCCACCAGTAGCATTAAAAATACCAGTTGGTTTTCCAGTTCCATCACCAATAAAGAAAGCCTCTTCTTCCTTGGCTCCAATACGTCTTGCAAATTCCTTTGCAATGTAAGATTCAAGGTTAAAGATGCTATCGTTTAATAGTTCTTCACTGACTTTAATCATGGTAGCAAGTTTATATGCACCGATTGATACTTGACCAAAAGCATCATCACTTTCAGGAATTATTCCTTCTTCATCCACCCAAGATGCAGTGCCTTTCGTTGCTACTACTGGTATTTTCTTATCCCCACTAGATGTAGTTATAACCTTTGCTAGCTGTCTAAAGATATTCTCTTCTTCAAGGGCCTGTATTAATGTTCTTTCAAATTCATCGGGTACTAAATACCCACCTTCAGAATCTGTTCCTATTTGTAGTGCATTTTGAATATCATAGCTATTTTTATTACGCATTGCATTCCAAAAGGCTTGTTTATATTCATCAGTTGCCCTTCCAGTTTTAGTTTCCCCTGTGGCAGTTGGTTTTGTAGTAATTGGTGTGTTAATTGGTTTTGAAAGTTCAAGGTCTAATGCTTGCTGTCTTTCAAGGCGATCAATTTCTTTACCTAAGTTCACTACTTCTGTTTCCATCTTTTCATATGTGGCGGTGTCTTCTGCTGATATAAGTCCATCGTTACCACGTCTAGAGTCTAGAAATGCCTTAGCTGCTTCCCAAGCCTTTGCTCTTTTTTCTCTTAATTCTAAAATTTTATTCATGTTGTACTCCTCCTATATTTTTAGTAGATTTAATCTCTTCTCGAGATTTTCAATTGGTGTTCCAGTTGGTTCGTTATCCTTTTTATGTGGCAGCTTACTTAAGATTGAATTTGTAACTGCCATCCTACTAAAAATGACACCCTCATTTGTAGGTGTCATCTCCTCTTTACTTTCAAACATAATGGCATCTGCAAAGCCAAGTTCAACAGCTTTTTTAGCGTTAAACCAACTTTCAGCATCCATTAGATGAGATAGTTTTGTCCTTGAAAGACCAGTTTTTAATTCATAAGCGTTAATAATTGCCTCTTTTACTTCACTAAGCATAGAGATTGCTTTTTCCATCTCTACAGTATCTCCAATGGCTACTGTCATAGGATTGTGAATCATAAAAAGTCCTGTAGGAGATATCAAAACCTCTCCCCCTGCCATTGCAATTACAGATGCTGCACTTGCTGCAATGCCATCAATTTTCACTGTTACTTTGCCTTTGTAGTCCATGAGCATATTGTAGATTTGACTTGCTGCGAATACGTCACCACCTGGTGAATTAATCCAAATTGTAATATCACCATCTCCATTAAACAGTTCTGATTTAAACTGCTTAGGTGTTACTTCATCACCAAGCCAAGTTTCTTCTGCAATTGCTCCGTCAAGATAAAGAGTTCTTCCATCTTCGTTCTTGACCCAATTCCAAAACTTTTTATTCATTATTTTTATCAACTCCTTCTATATTGGTTTTACCAGCAAATGCTCCTGCATTTTCTAACTTAGTCATATTGCCATTAATAAGGTATAGGTCTCCACCAAGTTCTGCTGGGATTCGATTTAGGTTTTCAAGTTCTCTCACATCATTTGCTGATAGCCAACCATTTTGTCTGCCAACAGCATACCCATTCATTCTTGATGCATAGTCACCTCTGAGTAGTCCATCCACATTAAATTTGATAAAATACTCTTTCTTTTCAGTTGGTGAGAGAAGCGCTTTTTGTATTGCCTGTTCCCACCTAATTACCCAAGGATCAAGTGTGTATTTCACAAACTCCAATGACTGCTGCTCAATATTTGAAAAGCTTGACTTCTCTAAATCACCAATCATATGAGGTGGGATTCGAAAGATACGAGCAATTTCATTGATTTGGAACTTCCTAGTTTCTAAAAACTGTGCCTGTTCTGGGGGAATACCTATACTATTAAATTTCATACCTTCTTCTAAAACAGCAATTCGATGAGCATTACCACTTCCTTGATACACTGCATTCCAACTATCCCTTACTCTCTTTGGGTCTTTAACTATTCCAGGGTGTTCTAACACTCCTCCTGGATTTGCTCCATTGGAGAAAAAAGTTGCTCCATATTCTTCTGTTGCTATTGCCATGCCGATTGCATTCTTGGCCATAGCAATTGGAGAATAACCGATACGTCCATCAAAACCTAAACCTGGAATGTGGAGTACTTCCTCTTTTCTTAAGTACACTTGACCATAACCTTGCATATTGGGATTTTCTCCTGCATCTTTAGTGTAGATATAATAGATTTCACCACTCGATGTTCTATCTACACTCATCTTGTTTGGTAGTAAAGGGTATAACCCTATAACCTGTCCCCTACCATCACGAATAATCTGTGCATATGCATTTCCCCATAATAAAAGATGACTCATCAGTGTTTCTCTGAACACAAATGAAGTCATCTCAGGGTTTGGCTCATCATGGAGCAGATAATATAAAGAATGATTGATTACTTTTTCTTTTCCATCTTTTGTGTATCTATAGGTATGGAGTGGCAAACTTGCTACTGCTTCAGCTAAAATTCTCACACAAGCATATACTGCTGTTGTTTGCATAGCGGTTCTTTCATTGACTGTTTTGCCACTGGTAGTTCCACCAAAGAAAAAACTATATGAATTACCATATAAACTATTTTTAGGGCCATCTCTTGATTGAAAGAGTTTTGATATTATTGGTATTTTCACTGTTTCACCTCCTAAAAATGGGCATAAGAAAAGCACTTCTACCTAGAAGTGCCTATTATCACATTATATTGTTGGGTACTAACATCACTAGTTTTTTCTATAAACTTGACAATTCTTTATTTTCTTGTCAAGTTCAATTACATTGCTTATTACATTATCTCTAACTTTTCCTACAAATCTTTTTCCCAATAATTTTCTTACCGTAAAAGGAACATATGACCAATATTCACTCAATACTCCGTTAACGGTAAACTCAGTTCCACTTGATAAATTTTCTATCTTTTCTAGAAGTATTATCATTAACTTAGGCTCTAGCCATTTCTCAAAAGCGTCTTTATGGAGATTTTCTACCCATTGGGAGCATAAAATATAATCTTTTCCTCTTACTGATATTACTGTATCATAATATCGGTTATAACCCTTTTGGTCTCTTTTTTGTTGGTCGAATTCAATATTTTTAACTACTTCTTTTATAACTGGAAAGTTTAAGTTAAAAACTTCTTTAGAGTAGTTCTCATCTTTCATTAGATTTAATTCTTCATCAGTAATTACTAGTTCTTGAAGGAACCTTGAAATTAAAGTTCTTGCCATTTTACCAATTTTCACTTCATTTTCATCTTCAATTTCATAATTATCATCAACTATTACTTGAGAGCTATTTTGAACTTCGTTCTCAATAATATTTTTTGCTGTTTCCAAAGTATCTTCATCTAATCTAGAAGATTGAAGAATATTTTTTAAAGCTTCAATTTCTAAGTTGTTTTTAAATATTTTTCTAGCACTTGAACATCTACTTCTTCTAGAATTAAGGGTAAAACTATCTGGTAACTTTTCTTCTGGGTTTATATCTTCCTTAAAAATGTAGAAGTAATCTACGAAGATTTTCTTGCCAATTTTATTAAGCAGATTTTCTAACCCTTCGTCATTTAAATCTTCTAATTCATTAACATCTTCATCATTTCCGAGTAATTCTTCATAACGTTTAATTGTCATTAGTACATATGCAGGCTTGTTGTTGTGAAATACAAATAGTTCCTTCTCTGTATCTATTCTTTCAGATACATTTTCAAAATCATTTAACTCTGACTGACCTATAATCTTCCCAATATCAACCTTCATTTAACACGACCTCCTGTATCTTTTTTATTTTGATACAGTTAGTATATCACCTTTTGTTTTGTTTGTATACCCCTAAACAAAACATTTTTTATCCTTTAACAAACTTTTTTTACAATACTAATATTCCTCTCTCATCATACACACTTCCACCACTGCCATTATTAAAGCAACTGCACCGTCAATACGTTCAGTGCTTTTCTCTTTGTCTGGCTTTATGTTTCCTGCAGGATCAGTTTTGACATAGATGTTATCCATCATCCAACGAAGTACTGGGTTTCCTCCATGGGCAATTTTCTTTTCTAGTGTCAGTTTCATAAGTTCTTTAGAAGAAGGTGACATATCCTTATACCCTTGTCCAAAAGGAACTACTACAAATCCCATTCCATCAAGGTTTTGAACCATCTGCACAGCACCCCAACGGTCAAATGCAATTTCTTTTATGTTGTATATCTTACCTAGTTCTTCAATGAAACTCTCTATAAAGCCATAGTGGACCACGTTGCCTTCAGTAGTTTTTATAAAACCTTGTTGTTCCCATACATCATAAGGAACATGATCCCTTCTTACTCTGAGTTTAAGATTATCATCTGGAATCCAAAAGTAAGGTAATACTATATACTTTTCTTCCGATGTTCTTGGTGGAAAAACTAATACAAAAGCAGTAATATCCGTTGTGCTAGAAAGGTCAAGCCCTCCATAACACTCTCTGCCTTTTAATGAATCTAAATCTATATTAAAATCACACTCATCCCATCTATCCATCTGCATCCAACGAGTGGACTGTTTTACCCATTGATTTAATCTTAGCTGACGAAATATATTTTCTTCAGCAGGATTTTCCTTTGCACTGTTATAAGCATTTCTAACTTTTTCTATGTCAATGGTATGTCCTAGAGATGGGTTTGCCTTATACCAGTTCTTCTCTAGACCCCAATCATCATTATCATCAATCCCATAAATAACTGGATAAAAAGTTGGATCTATTTTTCTACCCTCAATAATATCCAGCGCCTTTTGGTGTTGTTCAAAGCATATAGAATTTCTATCTGTACCAGCTGTAGTTATAAGAAAAAATAGCGGTTGCAGTCTTGCATCACCACTACCTTTGGTCATTACGTCAAATAAATCTCTATTAGGTTGAGCATGAAGTTCATCAAATACAACTGCATGAACATTAAGACCATGCTTTGTATAGGCTTCAGCTGAAAGCACCTGGTAAAAACTATTTGTTGGCTTATATACTAACCTTTTCATTGACATTACTGGCTTAATTCTTTTCTTTAATGCTGGACATTGCTCCACCATCTCAACTGCTACATCAAAAACAATAGAGGCCTGCTGCCTATCAGATGCACATCCATAAACCTCTGCTCCCCATTCATTATCACCACAAGTCATCAAAAGTGCTACCGCTGCTGCAAGTTCTGATTTACCATTCTTTTTGGGAATTTCTATATAAGCAGTATTATACTGACGGTATCCATTTTCTTTTACTGTTCCATATATATCTCGAATGATTTTATTTTGCCATGGAAGTAAATCAAAAGGAACTCCTCTCCATTGACCTTTTGTGTGCTTTAGGCAGTTGATAAAATTAACAGCTCTCTGTGCTTTCTTTTCATCATACATTATTTCACCTCGCCTCTTAGCATCATCTCCATAGGATCATAAGTTTCATTAGTTCCTTTGTCTGCAACGATTCTGCTTCTTGAGGATGGTGTCAAACCAAACTGCTCACAAAACTTAATCATAATCTTAAGATAAGTTTGGGCAATAGACACCTGTGGCACCTGCTGCCAATAACCACTTGGAGTTTTTACAATTGTTCCATGTTTTGATATAAATTCTTCTGCTTCCTTCCAACGGGCATACGCTTCACAATATCCTGCAAAGGCTGCCATATCAACTTCAGTTAGTATACCAAGTTCTTCTAGTTGCTTTGCTACCCTTCGCCATTCCTTTTTAGCTTCAGTATCAAGCCAGCTAGGACACTTAGGTGATTTCTTTTTGGGTTTTGGTTCAAATTCATTAAGTGGTCTTTTTCCAGGATTACCCTCAAGTTCTTTTATTGCTGTTGGTTTTGGTTTCCTTCCTCTCTGTGCCATAGGTTTCACCCCCAATCTTTAAAATTTTCATAAGAAAAGAGCCTACTATTTTGTAGACCCTTACCCTACTGTCCTTTAATTTTTTCTATTTGCCTCTTATCCCTTTGTAGTTATAATTACCTTTTCTAATTTCCTCATGGTCAGCTTTGACTGCTCTATCATAGTCCTTATCTTTCTTTTCTTTTTCGCAGCAGACCATACAGATGCACTCCGTATTAAACATGGACATGATCCTTCCCTTATCTAATGAACTACCGCATCTATCACAAAACTTTTGTGTAAAGAATTTATCCATTTTTAGCTCTCCTCCTTCAACTCAGATAAACATTCTGAATATGCAATTTGTAGAGGTTTTAGATGAATTCTATTGTCTGAATATCCTCTAGCAATAACGTTGAAATAATATTCTGTAGGAGCCGCTACCATATTGGTATATTTGCTTGCCATAATATAAACCATAGTTTTTCTAGGTTTTCCATCTACCATAATCTCTACTTGCTTTTTAATATATAGGTTCGGATAACCTTCATATATATCAAGTGCCCTTTCACATTCCTCAGTGATTTCCCATAAAACAACGGGTACTAATCTATCCTTGCATGGTTCAATGTTTGCTACCCCTTTGTACTTTCCTCTAAAGGTTAGCTTGTAATCATGAAGTGTTCCAATCCCTATCACCTTTGCTTTAGGACATCTTTGTTTCATCTGTTCAATATTCATATTTGAACCGTATGCACCATACAGCTTTGTTTTTCCTGCCATTTCATCATTTCTCCTTTACTGATTTTATTTGCCAAGAGGGGCAATTTAGCCCCTCTTGGTAGTCTATTTTTAAGCGGCTCTAGGTGTTTTCCAAGCTGCATTTCCATCAAGTGATTTCATAAGGTGCTGTCTGCAGTTTTTGAACTCCTCACCAATAAGTCCTAATCGAAGCAACCAACATCTGAATGTGTACTTCTCGTTATCTGTGTAAGTGCGTTTTGCACTAGCACTCTTTTGACTTAATGCTTGGTGGCTTACCGCTAGGCAGAAAACTATGTAACTCCTAATTTTACCTGCGTGCATGGTACCGTTGAAAAGTCTGAATTCAATGGTGCCTTTTGTGAATGTGCTGTGAAGGTTGAGCCCATGATATCTACTGGAATGGTAGTGTCTACTTCTGCTTTCAGCACCGTATTCGCTGTACCAAATGTCTGCAAGTTCTATTAAGGTTTTTGGCTTTTTCTTGTTTATGGTTTTAATCAAATTCTCGTTTACCTTTTTGCAATATCTCATTCTTGAGGGGTCAATCTCTAGACTCTTGTAAATCAAGTCTTCCTTTGATGCCGTTAGGTTAACTAAATTCTTTAGGGTGTTCGGAGTATGGTCTTTTGCACCAATATGAATGTGTATTCCACACTGTAGCTTGCTTTCACTAACTGCACCTGAATGTCTAAGCTGTCTGATCAGTTCTTGTAAAGTTTCAATGTCCTCATCATACTCTAAAATGGGTGTAACCAATTCAACACTGTAACTTTTATCTGCTGAAACAAGTCTGCCTTTCTCTTTCTTCCTTGTCTCAATGCTTGCATCACTCATTATTTTCCAAACTCTATTATCTGGTGCAGTTATTTTGTAGGTATCGTAGCTGTCAAAGGTTCTTTTAACTGTTCCACCTAGAAAATTTGCTGTTACTTCAGCAGCTTTTTCTCTAGTAATGCCTGTCATTTCAATTTCAACGCCAATGGTTTGATTTTTCAATGCTTTCTACCCCTTTCAAAGTGTGTTTTTCTTTTGGTAGTGTACATATTACCTCTGAAAGGGGTATATATCCAGTTATATCTGCGAGATTCTATCAAATAAATTAATCTCTTGGTAATGTCATAGCCAAAGCATAAGCCACATTTACTGTAACTGCATTCCCTGCTTGCTTATAAAGTTGGGCATCTGAATTTACTTCTCTTGCTCTATTAAATAATTCATCTGGAAATCCTTGAAGTCTAAAGCATTCCTTTGGAGTTAATCTGCGAATACGATAGTTCTCATCAAGTGTCCCAATCTGACATCCTGTATCGATGGTATTTGCAATACCCTTTCCAACCCTTCCTCTCCTAGTCGTTGAATTGGGCATTGCCATGTTTATGCTATCTCCTATTTTTGCTTCAGAATAACCTTTCTTTGTAGCTTCTTTAATAGCTACTCCATGTCTATCTTGACTAGTTAATGTGAACATTGGCTCTTCACTTGTTTTCATTCTTCTTCCATTTTGTCTTTTTTCTTCTCGGTCTGGTGTCAAAACAGGATAAGCTTCAAGTACACCACTGTTCATAGCAGTTCTGTTTACTACTCCTGCTGTATATCGAGAAGTAATACATCTTGATGTATCTGTAATTTGAGTCTTTGTAGTTGATTGATCTATAAAGTACAGACCTGTTTTTGCCCCTGCTCCACCACCATTTGCAGTTAATGTTGGAGATATACCATTTGTATCATAAGCATTTCCACTTTCTCCTCTGCCACTTGGATTAACATTTCCTATACAGTAAAGGCCCGTCTTTGCTCCAACTCCACCTGCGTTACCCACAAGAGTTGCTGAAACACCTTCGGGGTTGTAAACTCTATATCCTTGCATTCCACCTATAATTTGCTTAAGAGCTGCTGTGTTTTCTCTGCTGAGAGGTAATATTTCTCGTCTACCTCTGTTTCTAAGATTTGCGATAATGAACACACGCTCTCGGTTTTGAGGGACTCCGAAGTCTTTAGAGTTAAGCACCTGCCAGACAATATCATACCCTGCTTCGTCCAGTTCAGAGAGAACGGTGGCAAAATCAAATCCGTTATTAATTGACAGCAAGTTCTTAACGTTCTCAATAAGTAAGTATGTGGGTTTATCCGTTTCTTCTTTGCCCTTGATGAGGTCAATAATACTGAAATAGATTCCACTTCTTTTCCCTCTGAGTCCACGCTGTTTTCCTGCCACTGATATATCTTGGCAGGGGAATCCAAAACACCAGATATCTGCATAGGGGATTTCCTCTGCTCTAAGTTTTGTAACATCATCTGCATACCACTCTCCTTCCGTATCAAACATTGCTCTATATGATTTAACTGCAAATTTATCCTTTTCACAAAATCCAATACACTTATAACCTGCAAGCTCTAGTCCTAATCTAAAGCCGCCTATTCCTGCACAAAAATCAAGGAAGGTCATTTTCTTCACCTTCCTTTTGGATATCAAGATATTTTGTTTTTACACCATCTCTTAAAAGAAACACACTATTATCAGAGCCAACCTGCTCAATATATCTTTTTACAATAACATCAGCATACTTCTCATCCAGTTCTATGGTATAACAAATTCTGTCGGTTTGTTCACAGGCTATAAGGGTTGAGCCACTACCCCCAAAGGGGTCTAGAACAATAGAGTTCGTTAAACTTGAATTAGTAATAGGGTAAGCTATTAATGCTATTGGTTTCATTGTTGGGTGATACTTTGATTTAGTAGGCCTATCAAAATTCCAAGTAGTTCTTTGTTTTCTATCCCCATAGAATTTATGTCCTGCAGTGGGTTTCCACCCTACAAGAACTGGTTCATGATTATATTGGTAATCACATCGACCTAGTACAGGTGAGTTCTTTACCCAAATACAAGTTTGATGACAAAAGAACCCTGCATCCTTAAAGGCTACTCTAAAATTAACCGTTTCTCTATCTGCATGGAACACATAAATTGAACCCCCATCTGCTATGCTTTCATACATCCCTTTATATGCATTTAGAAGAAACTCATAGAATTTTTTATCATCCATGTTATCATTCTGAATTGTTCCTGCAGTACCTTCATAAGCTACATTGTATGGAGGATCTGTTACAACTGTATTTGCCTTTTTACCATCCATAAGTTTTGTGTAAGTACCAAGATTTGTACTATCACCACAGATTAAACGGTGCCTCCCTAGTAGCCAAATATCCCCTTGTTTTGTAATTGGTGTTTCAGGAAGTGGTTCATCAAATCCATCTTCAGTAACACCTTTAGGGTGGATTTCATTAAATAACGCATCAATTTCTGGTGGGTCAAATCCTGTGAATGAGGTATCATAATCTAAGGATTTAAGGTCTTCAATCAGATCTACTAATAATTCCTTATTCCACTCACCACTTATTTTATTAAGTGCGATGTTTAATGCCTTCTCTTTAGTCTTATCAACATCTATAACTACACAATCAATCTCAGTAATTCCAAGTGTCTTTAATACAGATATTCTTTGATGCCCTCCAACTACAGTTAAGTCTTTATTAACAATAATAGGGTCCACATATCCAAATTCATTAATACTGTTCTTAATTTTTTCAAATTCACTATCACCAGGCTTTAGCTTTTTCCTTGGATTATATTCAGCTGGTACAAGTGAATCTATTTGTAACTTCTTAAACTCCAATATCATCCCTCCAAAATCTATCTTTTATATAACAGCTATGGCTACAATACTTTCTTTTGCTATTACCGTAAACACTAAACTCTTTACCACAGTATGGACATGAATATTTATAGGTAGCAGCCTCACTTTTATTCCCTTCGCCTTTATGTTCATTCCACCATTTACGCCTACATTCATCGGAGCAAAATCTCCTAGCTCTACCTTGAGGCTTTTGCTTAATAAGTTTTTCAAATCTAACAGAGAATTTAGCTGGACAAAATATATACCTAGAGTTGACCGAATCAGACAAAGAATGCAAAGTTTACCAATGGAAAAAAGAAATAAAGTATTTTTATTTATAAATGTAACAATTGTTATTATACTTGTAATAAT